AATTCGTTAAACATTTGGAAGCCGCAAAAGTACGATACTTTAATCATCGGCGGTTTAAGTAATACGCCGTTCGCATCGCGCTTTTCGTGCAAATTATAAAGTACCTTTTGCACGTTGAAATATTCGACTATAGGTGCGTCGCTTCGTAAAGGTTCCATAGTGCCAGCGGTAGCAAACAACTTCGTTTCGAAGCTGAATTCAGTTCCGCAGTTAATGCACTGGCGCGCGGCGGCATGATTATAAACGCCGCATACGTCGCAAATTCGAACGGGCGCGTCGCCGCCACCTTTACCCGGTCGATTCGGAATACGCGGGTCGTTGATTGGGCCAAGCCTACGAACGTTTCCGGCAAAATCGCCGTACAGGCAATTAACTTTGCCGGTATCCGGCGACGGTCGCGTTCCGCGTCCTAGTTTCTGAACGTGTTTGCCCGGCGATAGCGTCGGGTTCAAATCGCCGATATAGTCGATTGGGGGATGGTCAAAGCCCGTCGTAAGTTTCTGGCCTGATACTAAGCCGCGAAGTTCGCCCGCTTTGAATGCGCGCAAACGTTCGGTATTAACTGCGGGCTTTAGCTTCGAATGCACCGGCAATACTTCAAGGCCGTAAGATTGAATTACGTTTGCGACGTGTTCCGTATTATCAATGCCGGTTGCGAAGATAAGCCAAGTCGAACGATTGTACGCAGTTTCTACCATTTCGCGCACGGCGTTAAAAACTACCGTATCGTCGTCTACGGCCTTTTCTAGCTGTTTTGAATTGAATTCGCCGCCCACAATACCGACGCCCGAAATGTCGATTTCGGTTTGCGTGCGCTTGGCGATAAGGGGCGACAAGAAGCCTTCGGCAATCAAACGATTGAACGATTCGACGCCGGTAATGTCGTAACAAATGTCGGTAAAAATGCCGTTGTCCGTAATAAGCCCCATTTTCATACGGTACGGCGTCGCCGTGAATCCGATTACTTTAAGGTACGGATTGATTTTACGAAGTTCTGCGATAATGTATTGATAGAACGAATCTTCTTTATCCGAAAGCAAATGGCATTCGTCAATCAACAGCAAATCACGAAACCCGAAATGCTTTAGATGCGCCGGGCGTCCGTCGTTTTCTTCAAGGCTTCGCTTAATCGCAGGGGCTACGGACTGAACGCCGCCGAATACGATTGGCATAATCATATCGCGCGAATTCAGGCCAGCCGAATAAACGCCCATAGGCGCAGTCGGCCAAACCGACATAAGCTTTTCGGCGTTCTGTTCGATAAGTTCTTTTACGTGCGTAAGCATCATAATTCGCTGATTCGGCCAAAGACCGAAAATGCGACGAATGAAGTTCGCAATTACGACCGACTTTCCGGTTCCTGTCGGCATAGCGACGACAGGGTTTCCGGTTTGGCCGCGCTGGAAGTAGTCGAATATTGAATATTCGGCTTCGTCCTGATACCAACGCGGAACGTAAATACTAGACATTTTGCGTTGTCGCCGTGATAGGTACGTAAGACGGGCAACCCTGCGGCACGAATTCGCGCGGAATTACGCCGTTATGAACGTCGCAAAACCATTCGCCGTTTTCGACCGGGCGGGCCGCTTTGCAGCTTCGGCAATTCTTTTCGGGAATCGCCCCTTTGTGGCAAATTTCCTTCGCCGGGCAGTATCCGCAATCCTTGAATGTGGGATTGTCCGACAGTCGCGGCGGCGGTGTTTGTGACATAATGATTTGTTCGGCCTTTTCGCGCATTTGCTGGCCTAAACGATGGTCAAGCTTGACAAGTTCGACGTGCAACGAATCGTCGTTCTTGTTAATGTTGAAGTACAGTACGTAACGGAATCCGTAAGCCGGGTCGCTTCCATACGTCGAAGTTTGCGCAAAATGCTGCGGCTTTGCGACCGGCATTCCGTCTTCGCCAAGCTTGTTAAAGCCTGCGCCGGTTCCGTTCGTTTTGAATTCCAGCAAAACGGGTTCGTCGATACCGTAGCGTTCTGGCAAACGCGCGATGCCGTCAAGCGAACCGCCGAAATGGCCCATTACCGCCGATACGCGGTACTGTTTACCTTCTACGACGATTTCCCCGGCTTCGTTATAAACGTCCGGGGTTTCGTGCGTCCATACCTGCGCGCCGATGCCTTTAAGCCATTCGGTAAAGCGGGCTTCTTCGCGATGCCCACGATTAAACAGCCGTTGCTTGCGTCCGTCCGTCTGTTCGCGGAAACACCAGCGGAACAGATACCAAAGCTTGCGCTTGCACGCATCGCCGATAAGCGACGCGCCAAGGTGCCAGCGGTGCCCGCCGTCGTAAGTACGAACGCAATATTCGTCTATGTCTTCAAGAACACGCTTCGCAACGGCCTTCGCTACGCCGGGCGCGTCAAGTGCGACGCTTTGCCTTCCGGCGTCGGGCGTTGTCTTCGTTTCGCCGTTCAGCGGCAATTGTCCGTTCGTTTCGTTTTTCTTGCTTGGCATCTTTCTTCGCCTTCCGACGCACAAGCGCCGCGTAATTGTTTGAAAGGTAATCCGCCGAAAGTGTCGCAACGTCTTTAAGTTGGTCTTTCGACAGCCACGAAATATGACATTGCGACGGTTCGATTCCAAGTTGCGCCGCAAGCCAATTGTACGCCTTCGAACGCGACATTAAGCCGCTTTGCCAAAGACGGTCGAATTCGTCGTGCGCTTTGGTTCGAAGTTGCCGGGTCGTTCGGTCGGCCATACGGCCAAGCGGAATAAACGTACCGGGATGGCAACCGACAGCGGCGCGACAGTCGTTGCAGAAATAAATATGAGGCCAATCCCCATAACGGCGACCGTAAATACGGTCATTCGTTGTTAATTCAATGTTGAACGAACAACAGGTATCGCATTGTTCCGGGGCGGGCAATGCGTCTTTGATATGCGACATAAAGTACGATTCCCCTTAAACAAAAACGCCGGGGCCGGTTAAAGCCCCGGCGAAGTTACGCCGCTACGGCACTACGGCTTAACGCTGGCCCCAAGGTGCGGCACCGCCAGCGGGTGCGCCGCCCTGCGCCGGTTGCTGCTGCCAGCCGCCCGCGCCCTGCTGCGGGGCCGCGTTCTGCTGCGGCTGCTGCTGTCCGCCCCAAGCCGGGGCACCGCCGCCTTGCGGCTGCTGCGCGGGCTGCTGCTGCGGCTGCTGGCCCCATGCCCCGCCCTGCGGCTGTTGGGGCTGCTGCTGGCCCTGCGGTGCGCCGCCCCATGCGGCGTTCTGCGCCGGTTGCTGCGGCTGCTGTTGCGGCTGTCCGCCGAAACCGCCTTGGCCCTGCGGCTGCTGTCCGAAGCCTGCGGCCTGCGGTTGCGCCGGGGCTGCGCCCTGTCCGGCCTTGCCCGGTTCGTTGCCGTTCATATCGTACACCTTCTTAACTTCGGTGTACGCCGGGTCGTTCTTTTGCGGGCCGACTTCGACCAAGAACGGCAGGTTATGAAGCTGCGACGAATCTTGCACCATGAACACGCCGACGACGTGGCAGATTGCCGAAAGCTGGCGGTGCGCGATTTCGACGGTCTGTTGGTTCGTGTGGTACAGGTTCAGACGATACGCGCCGGTCGTGCCAGCCTGCGGGCCGTCGATAATCCGCAAGTTCAGTTGCAGATAACCGCCGTCGTTGGCCTTGTTCGCCTTGACTTCGGACGATTCGACGATAACCGGATGCTTGCCGATGGGCAGGCTTCCGACGCCTTGGGTCGGGTCGTACTGTTGTGCGTTGAACGCTTGGATAAGTTGCATGTTTTCACCTTTTCGAAAAGTCTTCGCCGTTGGTTACGGTCGGCGAAGTAAACCGTTTATTGCATTGCCTTCGCAAAAAGCAACGACAAATCGGGCTGTTCAAGTTCGTTCAGATTCCCCAAGCGGTCGCGGGCGAACACTTCGGGAATTTCCTTCGTTCGCAACGCCCGAACGGGTTTCGGCTGGCCGGGTACGGTCGCTTCGCCCAAGTGCAAGACGTTATCGAACAAATGCGGAACTTTTACGTTCAAATCCTTACCGGGGAAGAACGGGCGTTTTTGCATGATGGGTTCGTAAGTAACTTCGCCATTCTGCAAAATCGTTTGCCGTCCGTTTTCGATAAGACCTTGCTTCGCAATCATTACGATATGCTTTTGCGGCATGTAATACAAGTCGTTCGCAATCTTCATTGTGCGTTCCGACATATTACCATAAGCTTTCATGCCGTGTTTGACCTTCGACAGTTCTTCGGCC